CTGCAATTCTAACGCGTCCCACAACCGAGCGGCCCAGGGAATATCTTTTCGCAACCGCTCTAAAGCTTCCGCATCCAATGTTTCGTTCCCGGTCTTGCGGTTTCGTTTTGCCGGGAACCCGAGAATGCGATAGAATAAATCTTTCTGTTGCTTGCCCGAGTCCCACCAAGGCTTCTTCGAGTTCTTTGGCGCAAATTCGGAGCTGGTTATTAGATCCTGCGGGATGATTTTTGCGAGCCACTGGTTGATCCTCTGTTTCTCATGGCTAAGGTGGAAGCCCATCTCGGCCCGCCGGGCGCGGTCGATCCGGACCCCGCGGCGCATCATTTCGAGAGCCATCTCATTCTTGGCTTTTTCGATGGCCCATAGTTCTGTAAAGCCCTGAGCAACGATCTGGGCACGGAGTTCGGTGGCACACTCATAAGTCCGAAGGGCGTCCTCAGCGTTATACCGGAGATGAGCTTCCCACCCCCCGACTTTGACGTCCCATTCTTTGTTGTCGTCCTTCCAATACCAGTAATAGTGATTGTACAGGGAAGCCAGGTAGTCCAGCCCCTTTGGGGTTCCCGGCCAAAGTAGATGGTGAGCGAGCATGGTATCGAAGTCGAGATTGGGTCTGATTCCCCAATCTCGCTCGATCCATTGGGTGTCGTAGTTGTAGTTTTGGCCTTCGATTCTGACATTAGGGTGCCCCAATAGAAGCCTCATGGTTCTGACGAGGGAGAACTCCTCTTTAGGATTCCAAAAGTTTCCAAAACCTCCCGATCGCTCGGGTCGCACAAGCGGAATGACAAGGGCCGTAGATCCATTTCGGTAAGGCCCGTCGGCAAAGGCCATGCAGGTGATATTGCCGCGAGACGTTTCAATATCGTGGGACAGTCGCAGTTCATTTCCGCTTGCACAGTGAATGAGCCATTGTCCGAGGATATGGTCTGCAAGCTCGAATGAGGGAAGGTGAACGATATTTGGAGGTGGAGTTGGCCGCCAATCTCCACTAAGTGCCAGTGGTATCCGGGTTGATAGGTCATGAACGGTCACCGCTCTTTGGTACCACGCCCGCAGAATCCCGGCAGGATGGATGATGGGAATTAGTTTGATGGATTTCTCGAGCACGTTTGACTCCAGCATTGAGCCGCGCCAAGACATGATCCCGGAAGGTACAAGGACGGTCGCACCATCGCCCGTCGATTCGGACGAGAACGATACATGGGCCTCCCCGGTTAGAGCCCACAGGGCGTAGTTCCCAGCGGCAATAACAACCTTCGGCCCAACCTCCCTTAATTGATGGTATAGTCGATCTAGCTCGGATTTCACCCACGGAGTCGGATTCAGTCCCCGCCATTTAGTCTCTCCTCTCTTGTTGAAGAACCTCCACGCTTCATTGCCCGGCGGCTGCGCCGCGAAGCAATTGGTAAAAAACACTTGGTTGCGGGAAATTCCTGCATCAGCAAGGATGCGGGTTAGCTCCTTGCCGGACTCACCGACAAAGGGGAGCCTCTGGTCCGCTTCGGCGGCTCCCCAACTCTCCCCGACTAGGACGATTTGAGCGTCCCGCGGACCAGAGGTACCATACCACGGGTCTGACATTGTAGCGTGGCTAACGGGTGAGTACATACAAGCTTCCTATTATCCCTATCCAGATCAAGAAACCTGCGAGCCACAGGTACCACGGGGGCCGATAGGTTAGATCAGACCCTTCTCCTTCAGTATCCACTCCTCCACGAACAGGTCCACCAGACCATCGTTCATTCGGTCGTAGATTTCTCCCTGGGACTTGGGAATCCAAGTTGTCTTCCCGCTCCCGTCGTCGATCAACCATGCGCGCTCCGTTTCATGTTCGATCTTGCAGGTGATGTGTTCTCGTTTACTGTCGGTCATTGCGTATGTCCGGTGGTGGGGTGAAGGGAACGGGTTGCACGACGGGGGGCAGGAAGGAGATACGGGCGTGCTCCTTCCATGCCCCGTGGGCGAAGACCCAAACCTTACCGTTCCCATCGATGGAATAGGTCCGGCCCACATACTGGAAGATAGTAACTATCATATCGGGTATCATGACGCTTCCTTCTGTTGTTGGCTCTTTACCAGAGCCAGGTTGAATGCCTTTTCGTCGGCCTCGATCCCGAGGGCGCGCATGTTTAGCTCGCGAGCAGCGACCAGAGTGCTACCGCTCCCGCAGCAAGGATCGAGGACATAGTCCCCAGGAAGAGTGCTGGCAGCCAGTAGTTCCTTGATAAGCGGAACAGGTTTCTCCGGGCCGTATTCTCGGTCATCGGGTCGAACTCGATTGTGCCGGAGGTGATCCACTGGCGAATGGATGAGACCCTTCTGACCTTTACGGGCAAAGAAGATCCATTCAACGGTACGGCGAAAACCTTCCCGTCCCCAAGGTGCCATCCCTTCAACGTCACTTTTGATCCAGGTAATAGGAGTTCGAAATGGGTCCCATCCCGCGCGTGCAGCAGCTTCCTTAATCCAGGCGAACAGGTCAATGTCGCAGAAGATAAATAGATTAGCTCGGGATTTGCAGACTCGAAATCCCTCGGTAAGAATGCAGGAGATGAGGGCGCGCGCGTTGTCGGGGGAGTCGTCGTAATTGTGGTGGACGACGGTGCGGGCTCGGAACCCCCCGGTGTCAACTCCGATTCCGTATGGGGGATCGGCGAGGATGGTGTCAAAGATTCCGGATTCCAGTTTCGGTAAAATGTCATAAAGGGAGCCATGTCGGACCTCAATGGTTGTAATCCGCTTCCGACCACGGCGTATTAGTTCGGCCTCGAACGCTCGTTGTTCGTTTGCGACAATTAGGTTGAAAGCCTCTGTAGCGTTGCGGGCCTTCGCTATCTCGGGCTTATCCAGGTGTTCGTTAATTATGGTCGCTTGCCGGACGTTCCGGAGCAACGTGCTTTCTGCGATACCACCTTGAGCCCCCGCCAGCTCGCGGGGGCCTTCGGCCATAATGGCACGGGCGGTATCGGCAATCGTCTGCTTGGGGTTTTCCTCCTTACGCAAGTTATGGATATATGCGAGAGCAGCGATCCGATCTTGCCACGGAAGCTCGACCCGGACCACGTTTTCAGCGAGTTCGATTTCTTGCCTTTGGATGTCATTAATGGCCTCGTCAAGTAGGACTACAGGGATGAAGCCGGGTAAGATTTCTTGTTTGTCGAAGATGAAGTTCTTCTTCTCCTCGGCAATCAGATCGATGGCGCGGACCCGGCGCTCGCCAGCGACCAGAATAAATTGGTTATGTGCGGTAGCTTGGGCCACCGGAGCATGAAGCAGACAGGACTCCAAGATGGAGTCCTTTAGCTCAACGAGGGTGGCTTTGGGTATTTCTTGGCGCTGCCGCTTGCTAATGGCGAGGTTGGTTCTGGGGATTATTAGCATCGGGGACTCCGGGGCCTACGGTTTCCAGGGGGAGGATCGCCGAGACGAAGTCTCGGGGGTAATACCCGAGGGGTTTACCTTCTCCGTCGATCACAACGTAGTCGTCGTCATGGGCGTCGTGGGCGCGGGAACCGATGATGACACCGCGGGCGCGGGGATGGACACTTCTGGCCATGTTATTATCCGTGGTCATCATACGGAAGAAGATGACCACACCTTCGGGAAACAAGTTATTGTCGTTCATGAGTGTTCTCCTGAGAAAAGCCCCACCGGGTGGAGGTAAATGAGGGGGCATCCTCGCCCGGTGGGGTAGCCTCAGAGGCTGGGTAGAACCTGAGGCTAAGTTGAGAGCTTGGCTACCCGAGCCACTTCAGCATACTTGATGGTCGGATCGTTCTTATCCGACCGCTGGGTGACCTTGATAACCACGGGACCTTTGCCCTTCATCATGTTCGGCGACCACGGGCCGTCGTTCATATCAAGGGCCTTGCGGAGACGGCCGAGGCCGACGTTCTTGCCTTCGGAAAGGTCAAGGTCGTCGCCTTTGACGTCCAACCAAATGTTGTGCGGGACCAGAACCTTGTCCCGGTTGAGCTTCACCTTGAGTGCGTCGTCCAGGATGGAAAAGAGGACCACACACTGAGGAGAAAGATCATTACCGTTGCGGTCGGTACCGCCTTCGCGGAAACTGATCGCTTTGTCACCGTCGTCGATGATAGCTTTGTATTCACCTTCGGGCACGGGGACGGTGCTCGTGCTCATCGGTGCGTTGACGGTCTGGTTCAAGAACTTGTCTGCGTCGAATGCCATCTGGCTTTCCTTTCTTCGAGATCGCACTGGAAGGGACTGCCCCCGACGTGCGACGATCAGGGGCAGGTAGTTTAGTTAGCTGCGGCGCCCGCGAAGATCGCGGGGGATGCAACCTGGGCGCGGCGCCGGTAGGCGTCGATAACAGGGCCGAAATCAGCCGCAATAGCGTTGCCCGTTGGTAGTGCTCGGTTTTTAAGGTCTGATTCCGTGTCCACTGTGGCCCAGAGAAATTTTCCGGTGGGGTCTTTGCGGGCACGGATGACCTCACTGAAAAACCGAGGGATCTTAGGGGCCAACTTGCGGCCGAGGGTGCTCACCGAGACCTTGGTGGCTCCGGTTAGCTCGTCTGGCTCCCGCTCCACATGGGAGATCAGGACAAAAAAGCATTTGCAATCGGAGCTGAGTTTCAACACCAGGTTCTCGACCGCGCTCATGGCGATACCCCACTCGCCTTGGTGCGGGGAGGGCTTAAATCCCACCGTATGCTGGAGGGCGATCAGGCTCAAACCGGAGAGGGAGTCCATAGCTAACATGCGGTCTGGTCCCCAGGTGGTGATGTCACCGTAGTTCGTCCCGGTGCGCTCGTCAAGGAAATTCTCCATGTTGTGAACAAGGAGCGGGTACTGTTTCATTTTTTCCTTCCCCACGCCGGACTTTAGCTCGGACAAGTCCTTGTAGGACATGGCGTTGATCTTGACTCCCATATCCTTGAGACCGTCCCAACCGGGGCTGGCTGGTGGAATTACCGCGTAGTGGAGCAGGTCGATTGGTAATTTCTCCCTGTCCCACGCGTCGAGTAAGCTGTCAACTCCGGTGGGCTCGGTGACGATCACGAAGCATTCAACACCCTTGCGGGCGAAGGTGGCGAGGGATGTGGTTTTGCCGGACCCCGCGGGTCCCATGAGCAGACAGTGTGGAGCTTGCAGCGCCATCGGGTTATCTCCATGACGTTAGGGGTTTGTCCAAAGGGTGAATACCCGGTCCGTGGATTGGGGGACCGGGGCCTCTCTTGTCCCAGACCGAAGCCTGAGCCACGGCGCCCATACCTCCTGATTTTGGAGCAGGAGGGATGTGCCCGGATTGACGACGGAGCTGACTGGTGTTCCATCGGCGTTCATGACGTCGATCCAAGTATTACCATCCAGGGATACTTGGATGGTCAGTAGAACCGAAGGGCTCCAACCAGAGGGCATTACGATCAGCACGGGGGCGCTGCCTTTTGGGATGTTGATCCCGTTGGAGAAGATCTGGTTGCTCGGAATGGTCATGGAGTATGTAGTGGGACCACTAGCTCTCGGTTCTACCTTGGTCGTCATCTCGGTTTCCTTTCCTCAAAATAATGGCACCGGAATCTGGAGTCCTGCTCGCAGGACCAGAAGCTATGATTGCACTTAGCTAGGAGAGGGACGGGGCTTTGACCGGCCCCTTCCCAGTATGTGCAGAACTCACAGCAATGGATGATGGTTCGTCGGACAGTGGGT